GGATTCAAACGACAATGCAGAGTTATTGATAGTAGATACAAGCACATCACCCACCATAACAGACTCCGCTGCCTGAAGGTTAAACTGATTAAGTATCTGACCTACCTTTTCTGCTACAGGCGCAGCATCTTCCCCTAATGCCTGTGCAACATTCGCAATAGCCTGTGTAGATGCGATAATTTCCTGTGTGCTAAACCCTAGCTTACCCAGCGATGTTTGTAGCTTTACGATTTCAGAAGAAGTAAACTTCGTGCTACCCGCTACATCTAAAATATTATCACTTAGCTCCTCCATCTCGTTACTGCTAGCACCTGTAACTGCCGATAGCTTTGCTAATTCAGCTTGATATTCAATAGCAGCTTTTGCAGCACCTACAGTTATATTTTTAACTGCACTTAAAGCAAGGTTAAATAGCTTAAACGAACCTACATATTTGACTAGGTTACCTGCGGCCTTACCTAAGGATGCTGAAGAGAATTGCTTTCTAAACTCTGAACCAAAAGTAGCCTGCGTTTTAGTAGCTCTCTTGTAAAGACTATCTAAACTACTAATGCCCGTGTTAAGACCTTTGATTGCTGAGGTAGCATTCTTATAGTCTTGACTGCTTTTCTTAAACTCTTTTTGTTGCGCTCTTACTGCTCCCGATACAGATTTAAACTTCTTTGAGGCGATATCCATTTGGTCGCCAAGTTTCTTTGTAATCTCAGCAGCGGTCTTGCCGTTCTTCTGGAGCTTTATTATTTCATTGGATAACTCAGTAAATAAGCTGCTAGCCTCGTTAATGCTGCCTCTTAACGCCTTTAATCCGTCTTGTTGCTTTGCCATTTTATATAGCTTTAGTAAATTCTAACGCAAAATCATCAATGTAATCCAAAGTAAATTCTTCTTCAAATCTCTTAAATGCGTTCATAATCGCTAACTCCAAACTTATGTAAAGGTTTGTTGAGTATGGATTCCTAGTTTTTAATTCGTTTTCCTCTCGTATGTTCTTTGCTATTCTATAAGCCATACCCTTTCTATAACTGTCTCTGTTTAAAGGATAGACGTATGTCTTAACGCCAGACTTTAATCTTTTCTTTTGTCTGTAAAACCCTCTAGTAAAAAGACCTTTTCTCAGAATCCACTGAAAAATATCATCTGTGCTAGGCTTCATCGTTTTTTGTGCCTTGCTTTTTCTACCTTCTACAGTATCTAGCTTTGCACCGTACTCACCCCAAGGTAGTGCTACTTCTATCTTAATATCCTGAAGAAGATTTGACTGGGTGTTGAACCCTGACTTTATTCTTAGATACCTTCCACTCCTTTGGTAGTTAACAGACAATATATCGTTTACCAAAGAGCCTGTAACGTCTTGATTGTTTTTCTTCAAGGCGGTAATCAATGTTCTCTTCAGACCTACAGCTTGTATTTCCTGTACAATATACTTTCTGAGATTCTGTATTTGCTTTGTTCGGCTTATCAACTTATGATGCTTTTAACATATGGGCTTCTAGCGAAGTCAACATCTATTGTAAACATTACTGTGGACACATTGTAGGAATCATTTCCTAAGCTGTCAATCTCTGCTTCCCCTATGTTAACGTTTTCATTGTTTTGGATAAGGTAGTCTTGGAATTGCCCTGCTACAAACATATTCTCCTCAACACACTTCATCATAGACGTTTCCTCTTGATAGGGGTACTTGTCTATAATGACGCAATCAAAGCTAAGGGTGTATATAGGTCGGTTAAGCTCTCTTGATATATTTGAGCTAGAAGGAATCATCACAAATGTTCTGTAATCAAACTCAATAGACTCTAGTTCTTCCTCAGAACCAACAAAGATGAATTGATTAATCATATCATTGTTAGCAGAGAAATCCTTTACCGATTCGTAAAAGCCTGATAAATTAGTCATAATCTCTTTATTGAATTTACAATTTATGCATCATCTGACTTTGCTTGGCACGCATCTTTTCTATTTTGTTTTTCTGTGCTAAGAAACTCATTTCTGGTAGTACCGTACTCATTTTCAACATATATATCTCACCATACCTACGTATGTCTTCTTGCGCTAGTAGTCTTACGATGTTGTACCAATACCACTGGCTGTGAAACAGGTCCTCTCCTATTAGCTCTTCTTTCTCGGATTCTTCTTCCTCATCGTAGTCTCTAACGTTATAGAATACTCCTGAGAATTGCTTGAACAAAACACGCTCTCTATCGCTCATATATTTGTATATACATCCATATACATTCTTCACGTCTGAGTCTAATATGTTTTTCTTGTTTTGCTTTTCCTCTTCAGGGTTTTCGTTATCAAACTCCTTGTGGTGTTTAGGTCTGATAATTAGTTTAGCTATGTCAAAGTCGTTGTCCACATCGTGTTCATACTTTTCTTTTGATGTGATAATTTGCTCTAGCATTATGAACTGACCTAAGTGCAGGTCCATTACATTATCGTAAACCTTAAAATCGCTGAGGTAAGATTCTTCTGCTACAATATCATCCTTCATCGGGTAGACATCGGATATTTCCCGCATTATAGCTATTTTCTGTAGGTTGCTTAAATCGCTAATGGCCTTGTCTAAGCTACCCGTAGAATCTGCACTCTTGTTGATGCTAATGTGTGTACGTAATGAAATCATAGAAACATTGTTACCCCTCCGTCTTGTTCTTCTTTCGCACAGTATGCGGCAATAGCCAAGCTCATAACCATATCATCGTGCTTTCCCTGTGTGTTACTGAACTGCAAGTTACCTGTAATTGGGTTTCTCTTGCTCTTGTAGTCGTAAAGTTCTTTTATAAGCTCTTGATTATTGCATATTGTTATCGTCTTATCGTCAAACAGCTTAATCAGGTTTTTAATTATCAAGGGCTTTGTCTTTACCGTTGTGGAAAATGGGACCATCTTATATAATCGCTCGTCTTCAGAAAGCTCGTCAAACAACAAGTCATTATTATTTACCTCAAAGTATGCAGCATTTAACATTTTATCGTGCTTTAGGTAGAAGTCTTTGATTCGCTGCTTGAACTCTTCGTTATCCATACCCTCTTCCTTGTAGTTGAATCTATCAATATCTATAATATTGTAGCTCTCGTCTATTGCTGTGAGGACGGTGTAATCCTGAGCTACACCAATATCCATACCGATATAAATTCTTTCGTATTCGGTGTTTATTGTGGTACTCACACATTCGTCAATATTACTAAACAATGCATTACTACTGATTGGCTTACATAAAAACTCTTGGTTAAACTGTGCTTGGGTCATACTTTTCTTTATGCCCATTACCGTTTCGCTTACGCCTGAGTCTTTTAGGTCTAGATAGGTCCGCTTGATGCTTTTCATCTGATTAAAGTTCTCCTCTAGCTGACCATCTTTGTACCAATCAAAAAACCAATTGGGTCCATTAAACGTACTAGATGCTACTACCCTACCTCTAGTTCTAGTAACCATAGGTAAGAGGACTTCGTTTATAAAGTCTAGTTTCATATACGCTGCTTCATCAATGTATACGAAATCTAAGGTTGCCCCGCGAAGGTTATCCCCAGAATCCGCAGAGCGGAACTTAATAAAGCTGCCGTTGTAAAGATACATCTCATTAGCCTTCCTGTCGTACCTCTTGATTATCTTTTCAAAAAGCTCAGTCCTACCGTTAAACATACCCTCAATATCTTTCATCACCTTATTGGCTTGGTCCTGAATAGGTGATACCCAAAATATCCTCTGCCTAGGTGTGTTTAAGGCTCTCATCACACAATCGTTCTGCATAAAGAAGGTCTTACCTGTTTGCCTACCTGCAACGATAACGCTTATGAATGGCTTGTCCTCGTGTACGAGCCGATAAAAATCCTTTTGTGGCTCAGTAGGTTTATATAGCTTAATCTGCATCTATATCCAAATAGTCCTGTTCCTCTACTGGAGCTGTTAAATCTATAGTAGCGGTAATATCAATTTTGGTCTGCTCCACCTTAGTAGGAGCCTTGTACCCTTGCATATCGTTAATAATGCGTATAGCGTCCATAGCTGCCTTCATATCATCGTTGGCAAGGGCTATGTCCCTAATCTTAATTAACGCGCTTAGATTCGTTCCCTTGGCTGCCTCAATGCTTTTCATCTCTGAGTTGGCTATCGCCATAAGCTCCTTATGAAATGCTGTACCTGTAGTTCTCCTATCACGGTAGTAATTCGTATAGCCTAAACTCTTAGCTATCTTACTTGACGCATCCATACCTTCGTTCCTAATCTTTTCAAGGAACTCGGACTGAAGGGTGGTTAGTTCGCTACCGCGTCCTGATACTACCTCTCCTTTCTTATTTCTTTTTGTTGGCATCTTGTATTTTGTATAACGGAATATTATGTGCGCCTAATCTACCTGTAAAGATTAACTCACTAAAGGTTGGTGCTGTCTCATCACTATGATACCATTTCCAAATAGAAGTCTTCACCCTTTGGATACAACTGCCACAAGCAGTCTTAGGATTCTCTTGCCTCGGAAAGTATTTACTCTTCCCCACCATAGAGTTATAAAACTTAAACATCTCCGACCTTGTTTGTGCCTTGGGCATTGTTCCGCTCAATAAGGCTATTAAGAGTTCTCTGGTTGACATATACTGTGCTTTTGATATGATTGTATAGATGTGTTTATTTAAGGCTCTTAGAATGCCTCTAATGGAAT